ATGTTACTGGTAATGCAGGCACTGTAACTAATGGTGTTTATACTACCAATTTCACTGGAATTAACCAAGACTTTGTTGGAACTTCTGGGTATCAAATAATGCCTGGAGGATTGATTATTCAATGGGGAGTATCATCATCATTGGGGCAAGCATCAGAAGTTCAAACATTTGCTACACCATTTACTACTGCAGTATTTTCTATTGTAGCAACACCAACTACTGGTAATACTGCTAATGGCGATAGAAGGGATCATTGGGGAGTTACTAATTTTACCTTAAATAATTTTACATTAGTTAGTTGGTTTGAAAATACAACAACCACTTATAATTGGATTGCAATAGGGTATTAATATAAATAATCTTATAAAAGGGGGATAGGGAACCCGATGGCTTCACAAGATAGATATTTTGTAGTTAAGAAAGGAATAGGAGTAGGGTCTGAAGCATTATATGCTGATGGTGCTTCTAAAAGAGTTGCTATTGGTAAAACAACAGCAAACTATCCTCTTGATGTAGTAGGAGATATAAATGCAAGTGATTCTGTTTATGCGCAAACTGCAGTTGCTATTGGAACAAATTTAAATTATCAGCAACTTGATGTAATAGGTTCTGCATATATTCAGAATAATATCGGTATTGGTACAACAAACCCAACTCAAGTTGTTCAGGTTGGAGTTGCTGCATCACAATCAGTTGTAGTTACAGGAATTGGTTCTGTTGGTGTAGGAACTCTTACACCTTTTTATAAGTTAGATGTTTTTGGTAATGCAAGAGTTACTGGACTTGCCACAATTAGTCAAGTTTATGCTGGCATTGCCACTATTGGTATTGCTTCTATTTCGCAAGAACGTGTAGGATTATCTACAGTATCTACTGCTAATATTCAAGAAGAAACAGTAGGAATATCAACCATTGGCAATCTGAATGTCACTGGAATCACCACAACAGCATTACTTGATGTAGGTATTGGTGGGACAATTGTAAAGGCAGCAAACTTTGCAATCAGCACTACAACCACTTCAAGTGGTGGTGTCAAAACTATCAAACCTTTAGTTGGTATTGGTACTGAAATTGCAACAAGCACATTAGATGTTGCTGGTGATATCAGAATCAGAGGAGAAGTATTAGATGCTAACAATAATGTAGGATTTGCTTATTCCGTTTTAGCATCTGATGGAAATGGTAAGGCAGTTTGGAATCCTCCTGGCGCAAGAATTGGAAATCAGTATTTTGTAAACAAGTTTGGTGATGATGATAACTTTGGTAGAAGTCCTGGTGATGCATTCTTGACCATCAAAAAAGCATGTTCAGTTGCACATCCTGGAGACACAATCAAAGTATTTGCTGGACTTTATACTGAAGATGGTCCTATTCAGGTCCCAGAGAGAGTTGCTATTGTTGGAGAAGATTTGAGAAGAGTATTGGTTACAACATCAGGACAAACTGATTTGTATCATGTTAGAAGAGGTTGTTATATTTCTGGTCAATCATTTGTTGGTCCAGCAAATCCAAATGCAATAGTTTCATTCCCAACACAGGGTAATGGATATGCTAATGGAACAGAAGAAGATTGGCAGTCTCCATATGTACAGAACTGTACAAACTTTGTTCCAAATAGCGTTGGAATGAGAATTGATGGTAATAGAGCTGGTGGTTTCAAATCAATGGTTCTTGATGCTTTTACTCAATATAATCAAGGTGGTATTGGAGTTTCCATTACTAATTTTGGATATGCTCAGTTAGTTTCACTCTTTACTATTTGCTGTGACATTGCAGTATATTGTGACAGTGGTGGTGTTTGTGACCTTAATAACTCAAACTCCTCATTTGGTAATTTTGGATTAGTTTCTGATGGTGTTACGCCACTTCAATATATTGGAACAGTTTTAGAAACTCCAACTGCAGAAAATGTTGATAGTTTAGTCATCAATGTTGGAGTAGGTGCATCTCAAGAGTTTATTGATACTGTTGAATTATTGAGAGAAAACAAAGAATTTATTGCAACAGAAGCAGTAGGATTTCTTACTAGCACTTCTGGTCCTTATGGTGCAAATGGTCCAAACTTTGATTATGGTGGTTCAACTGTTGGTAGGTCTAAGTGCATTAGAGATGGTCAGATTATTATAGAATCTATTTGTTCTGATATTCTAACTCTTGGAAATGCAAATTCAATCAATGCAGGATTAGCATATAGAGATTCAGTAGGTGGAACACTTACATATCTCAATGAAACTGTTCCCCCACCAACAGGATTTAGTACTGGATATGTAAAAGATGGTGAAGTTGCCATAGTCAATTATATTGCTGGTATTTCCACATATGTTGCCAACAACTTAATTTTACCAAATAGTTATCAAAGTGGTGTTGGTTCAGTTGCTCAAACTATTGATTTAACAAAGACATACTCACCTTTGGTTAAACCTTTCATCACCAGTAAAGCGGGTATTATTACAAGTATTGTTGGGATTGGAACTTCTGCTGCTCCAGCATTAGAACTTCCAAAAGGTCAAAGACCTTATGATGGTCAAGTTGCAATTATTGATACTCAATATTACTTTATCAGTAGAATTAATATTGATTTTCCTGGTATAGGATATGACCCTAATGTTCCAGTAGAGGTTACAATTGATTTACCTCCAGATAGTGATTTCTTTATTCCTGCAGAAGCTGCAGTTTTTGAATCAGATATTAATGATGATGGCACAATTAACAATGTTTCCATCCTCGTTTCTGGAACTGGATATACAGTAACACCACCAACAGTAACTATTTCTCCTCCTCCTGGTTCTGGAACTAATGCACAAGCAAGTGCAGTAATGGAAAAATATTACTTCAATCCAGTTGTCTCAACACCTGTTTCTATTGGTGGTACAACAACAGTAACATTTGATGAGTTTATTACATATCCTGTAAGTGCTGGTTCTACTGTTCATTTCTTCCAATCCAGTAAAATTATTGCCAGTTCTATTACATTTGAATATATAGGAACAGGAACTACTATAACTCAAGCTGTTCCATCTAAAGGTGCTGTTCCTATAGATGATAATCAGGTGATCGCTACAAATGGAGGAAAAGTTCCATTTACTAGCACAGACCAAAGTGGAGACTTTAGAATTAGCAAAGGTATTACAATCAATCAAAATACTGGAACTATCAGTGGTCAGGCATTTAGTAAGAGCTTACAAGCAGAAGTTACCCCATTAATTATTGCCCTTCAACAATAACCAATTATGGCTTTACAACCTTTAAATCAATATAAAACAGTAGTGGGAGTAGTAAGCACTACTGATACAGAAATCTATAGAACTAAAACTGGTTACACCAGCATTGTTTTGTATGCACAAGTAGCAAACACTGGTGTTGGGGTTGGAACGGTTACTTTTGTTCATCAGAGAGAAACAAGAGGTCAATCTGGCATCACTACAGGAACTACAGAACTCATTGTGGGAGGATTAGTTCCAGATAATGATGCCTTGATTTTGTTGGATGGTAGATTAGTTTTAGAGAAAACTGCTTTAAAAACAGATAGCATTAGAATGGTTGGTGTTTCGTCAACAACTCCAAATACTTTAAAGTATACAGTTAGTATTTTGGAGACTCTTAATCAGTGATAAATAACCTTATATAGGGGGATAGTGGAACCCAAGTATGGCTAAGTATTTAAGTAGAAGAGTACCAACAACTCCAGCAGCAAAACTACCAGCAAGTAGATACGATTTTTTAAGGATTGCTGATGCTGAGCCTAACTTAGGACAACCTCCTGGCGATGGTAATGTACCTATTGGAACGCAATATTTTCCTGTAAGTGTTCCTGGATATCCCCAAAGATATTGGATTCCTGTTCCACCTGCAGTATTTTCTCAAGGTATTACAGTTAGAGATGAAGGAACCATTGTAGGTGTTGCAGGTTCTATTTCTCAACTGAATTTTGTTGGTCTTGGTGTAGTAGCAACTGCTGATGCAGCTATTGGCATTGCCACTATTACAATTTCCAACCCTCCTATATTAGAACCCACTGATTCTAGAGTAAGATATTTAGGATTTACTAGCGAAAGAGCTGGTGCTGCTTTAACTTCTTTTGAAATTGCACCATCATCTTTAGTTTTTGTTCCAAGTAGTGGAAATCTGGGGATTGCTAATACTCAGCCAGCTTATCCAGTAGATATTAATGCTAATGTAAGAATTAGTGCAGACATTGTTAATAGAGATGGTATAACTGGTACATATGCAGAAGTATTAACATCTCTTGGACCAGGATTAGGGTTTACTTGGGCATATGCTTCAGGACCTCTTGGACCTCAAGGATTTCAAGGTCTTCAAGGTCCTCAAGGACCTATTGGTCCACAAGGATTTCAAGGACCTCAAGGACCTCAAGGAGCACAAGGTGATATAGGTCCTCAGGGTTCTATAGGACCTCAAGGTTCAATTGGACCTCAAGGAGCACAAGGTGATATAGGACCTCAGGGTTCTATTGGACCTCAAGGTGCACAAGGAGCACAAGGATCTCAAGGATTTCAGGGTCCTCAAGGAGCACAAGGTGCTGCAGGGGCTCAAGGAACTGCAGGTGCTCAAGGTTCTATAGGACCTCAAGGTGCACAAGGAGTACAAGGATCTCAAGGATTTCAGGGTCCTCAAGGAGCACAAGGAACTGCAGGTGCACAAGGAACTGCAGGTGCACAAGGTTTCATAGGACCTCAAGGTGCTCAAGGTGCTAGTGGTGGTGTAGGAATATCAGGACCTCAAGGTGCTCAAGGGCCACAAGGAGGAATTGGACCTCAAGGACCTCAAGGAGTTGGACCACAAGGTGCACAAGGTCCTCAAGGATTTCAAGGTCCTCAAGGTTTTGTAGGTCCACAAGGTGCACAAGGACAATCTGGAACTTCTGTAACTATTGTAGGAAGCAAATCATTAACTGTTGGAATTGAAACATATCAATTAAATGAACAATTAAATTCTTGGTATCCTGCTCAAAATGGCAATGGTGTTCTTGACAACAACTTAGGAAATCTTTGGGTTGCTGCTGTTGGACTTGCTACCACAAGTTGGACTAATGTTGGACAAATTAGAGGACCTATTGGACCACAAGGTTCCATTGGACCACAAGGAGCACAAGGAAATACAGGTGCTCAGGGTGCTGTAGGTTCTCAAGGTTCTTCAGGAGCTCAAGGTGCTGCAGGTGCACAAGGTGTTCAAGGTCTTCAGGGGTTTGGACCTCAAGGTGCTGTAGGTGCTCAAGGTACTGCAGGTGCTCAAGGTGCTGCAGGTGCTCAAGGTGCTGCAGGAGCACAGGGATCTACAGGATCTACAGGTGCTCAAGGTTCTGCAGGAGCACAAGGTGCTACAGGATCTACAGGTGCTCAAGGTGCTCAAGGAACTGCAGGTGCACAAGGAACTGCAGGTGCTCAAGGAACTGCAGGTGCTCAAGGAACTGCAGGTGCTCAAGGTATATCAGGGGCTCAAGGTTCTACAGGTGCTCAAGGAGCACAAGGTGTTGCAGGTGCTCAAGGTTCTGCAGGTTCTGCAGGTGCTCAAGGCACTACAGGTTCTACAGGAGCACAGGGAGCTACAGGTGCTCAGGGTACTCAAGGTTCAGTGGGAGTACAAGGCCCACAAGGATCTCAAGGTCTTACAGGACCTCAAGGATCTCCTGGAATTACAGGTGCTCAAGGATTTCAGGGAATAATTGGACCTCAAGGTTCACAAGGATTCCAAGGTTTACAAGGACCACAAGGTGCTCAAGGATTTCAGGGAGTTAGAGGTCCTCAAGGTCCACAAGGATTCCAAGGTCCACAAGGAGTACAAGGTCCACAAGGAACTGGACCACAAGGTGCTCAAGGATTCCAAGGTCCACAAGGAGTACAAGGTCCACAAGGAACTGGACCACAAGGTGCTCAAGGATTCCAAGGAAATACAGGACTTCAAGGGCCACAAGGTGCTCAAGGATTCCAAGGTCTTCAAGGATTCCAAGGTCCACAAGGATTCCAAGGTCCACAAGGAACTGGACCTCAAGGTCCACAAGGTGCTCAAGGTCCACAGGGAAGAGTTGGACCTCAAGGTGCTCAAGGTTCTAGTGGTGCTGTAGGAACAGCAGGACCTCAAGGTGCTCAAGGTCCACAGGGAAGAGTTGGTCCTCAAGGTGCTCAAGGTTCAATAGGACCTCAAGGTTCTCAAGGTGTTCAAGGAAATTCTGGTTCTTTAGGACCACAAGGTATAAGAGGACCTCAAGGTTCTACAGGAGCACAGGGTTCTCAAGGATTCCAGGGACCTCAAGGGCCTCAAGGTGCACAAGGACCTCAAGGTGCACAAGGTGCTACTGGAACTTCTATAACTATTGTAGGAAGTAAGGCGTTAACTGTTGGTATTGAAACATATCAACTGAATGAGGATGTAAATTCTTGGTATCCTGCACAATCTGGAGATGGTGTTCTTGATATTAATTTAGGTAATTTGTGGGTTGCAACAGTTGGTATCGCCACTACAAGTTGGGGTAATGTTGGTCAAATTAGAGGACCTGTTGGACCACAAGGCGTAAGAGGACCACAAGGACCACAAGGACCACAAGGTGCTCAAGGTACTGCAGGTGCTCAAGGTGCTCAAGGAGCTAGAGGACCTCAAGGTGCACAAGGTGTTCAAGGACTTCAAGGTTTTGGACCTCAAGGTGCACAAGGAGCACAAGGTGCACAAGGTACTACAGGTTCTACAGGTGCTCAAGGAGCACAAGGACTTAGAGGACCTCAAGGTGCACAAGGTGCTCAAGGTCCTCAAGGAACTGGACCTCAAGGAACACCAGGACCTCAAGGTGCACAGGGAGCTACAGGTTCTCAAGGGGCACTGGGTTTAAGAGGACCTCAAGGTGCTCAAGGTTCTTCTGGTATTGGGGTTGATGGTGCTCAAGGTTCTCAAGGTTCAAGAGGACCTCAAGGTGCACAAGGTGCTGCAGGCACTACAGGTGCTCAGGGTGCTGCAGGTGCACAAGGTGCTACAGGTTCTACAGGTGCTCAAGGTTCTCAAGGTCCTCAAGGAATTGGACCTCAAGGTGCTCAAGGTGCTACAGGCCCATCAACTGAAATAAATGCTACAAATACAACAACAAATGATACATATTATCCAGTATTTGTAGCTGCTGCTGGGTTTAATCAAACCGCAAGAGTAAGAACTACAGCAACTGCATTTTCATTTAATGCCTCTACTGGAGACCTTGTAGTTGGTGGTACAGTCAGTGCATCTTCTGATGAAAAATTAAAAACTGATATTTCTGTTATAACAGATGCATTAGATAAAGTATTAAAACTGAGGGGTGTTGAATTTACATATAAAGAGCATGGTGGCAAATCTATTGGATTTATTGCACAAGAAGTTGAAAAGATAATTCCAGAATTGGTGACAAACCAATTAGATTCTAATAATGAAATATTTAAGACTGTTGCTTATCAAAACTTTGTTGCTATTCTTGTAGAAGCAATAAAAGAATTGAAGCAAGAGATTAATGAATTGAACAAAAAAATAGAAGATTTATCTCAACCATAAATAATTAAAAAACTGAAATGGCAGTACCATCAGTTAACATAGTCATAGAAAAAAACACTGACTTTTCAACTAATTTTAAGTTGAAAAAGGATGGTGCTCTTCTTGATTTGTCTTCGTATACATTTACATCCAAATTACGTAAACACTATACAGCATCATCATCTTATAATTTTACAGTGACTCCAATAGCACCATTGACAAGTGGAATTGTTAGAATTGGAATGGCGAGTACAATCACTGCAACTATTCCAAGTGGAAGGTATGTTTATGATGTCTTGGCAACTTCTTCTGGAACAACTATAAAAGTTATTGAAGGAACTGTAATAGTCAAAGGAACTGCAACATAATGGATATAGAAGTGGAGGTTATATCATCATCTTTTGATGTTAGTTTTGATTTATCCCAAACCATAGATGTAGATACTAACGTGGCAGCAACAAGATTAGAAGATTTAATAAATTTTGATGGAAGTAATAAAAATGACCAATATGTTATTATGTACAATTCTTCCACACAAAAATATGAATTAGTTAACCCAGACAAAGTTTTGTCTTCTGCTGCTGTAGATGAACCTATTCAACCAGGATTGCCTAATGATTTTGTAGATGAATTGGATGTTGACTTGGATGATAGAATTGATTTGGATGCTGGCAACTTTTAAATAATAAATAGAAAAAAGAGAACTGAGAATCATGCCAGCACCAGTTTTACAGGTAAAAAGGGGTGCTTTATCAAATCTGCCAGGTTTAAGAGCAGGTGAACCAGCCTTTACTACAGATACATTTGATTTTTATGTAGGTATTAACAGCACAACAAACAATAATAAGTTTGTAGGTTCCCATAGATATTGGACCAAAGAAACTGCTTCTAAAGGTAGTGGAATTAACCTTGTAGAAGCAACTGGAGGTTCAGATTTTATTACTCTTGCATCTCCAGCATCTGTTGGAGCTGCAGTTACTTATTATTTTCCTGCTACTCAGGGAATTAATGGTACAGTTTTAACTAATGATGGAAGTGGAAATCTTTCTTGGGGAAGTGGTTCTAATAATGCTATTTTTAGTGGCATCACAACATTTTCAGATACCACTGACTCCACTGATAAAGACACTGGAGCAATTATTGTAGAAGGTGGTATTGGGGTAGAAAAGAGCGTTAATATTGGTGGAAATCTTAATGTCACTGGATTATCAACATTCAATGGATTAGTTGTTGGTAACAATGGCATTAATGTCTCTGGATTTTCGACAATTTATAATTTACATGTTACTACTGGATTAAATGTTGGAGGAAAATTAGACCTTGATGGTGTTCTTGATGCTGGAAATGATGCAGTATTTGCAGGAATTACATCATTTACCAATCAAACACAATCAACAACCTATGATGATGGTGCAGTAGTTCTTGATGGTGGATTAGGAGTTCAAAAAAATGTTAATATTGGTGGAAATCTTGATGTTGCTGGAAATGTCACTATTGGGGGAACCACCATTGTATTGCGTGGTCAAGATGTTTTCATTCAAAACAAAGATATTGTTTTAGGGTATACAACAAGTGTTACTGGACAAGACATTTCTAATGATGACACAGCAAATCATGCTGGTGTTGCCATTGCATCGACAATAGGAAGTCCATTAGTTTCATTTGTTGCAACTGGAATTAATACTCTTCCAGATACTTATAAGCAAATGATGTGGTTCAAGAGTGGAACTCTTGGATTCTCTACTGATGCTTTTGCCTTTAACTATGGACTTGCCATTGGCACCACAACAATGGCAAATGGTGTTCGTCTTGCTGTTGGTTCAGGCATTACAATGTCTGATGATTCCATTTCAGCAACTAATGGATACTTTACAAATATTTCAGCATCTAATATTACTGGTACTGCATCAACTGCAACCAGAGCAACTACAGTAGATACAACAGGAACTTCATCTAATGCTGATTACTATGTAACTTTTGTTGATACTCTCTCAGGTCAAACTGGTGAAACTTTAAGAGTTGGTGCAGGATTATCAGTCAATCCTTCTACTGGAGATGTAAAAGTTTCTAATTCTTTAAGTGTTACTAATAATGCAAACATAACTGGGATTGCAACTGTAGGAACATTTAAGTTAAGTGGAACTTCTGGTATTGGAATTACTGGTATTTCTGCAAGCACTGCACTTGTAGAAAATAGCAATAGTTACTTACCAACTCAAGCAGCAGTCAAGGCATATGTAGATGCTGTTGATGTAACTCTTGGTCTTAATGCTGATACTGGTGGCCCAAGTACAGTTAATACTTCACAAACACTGACTATCAGTGGAACTGCTAATGAAGTTAATACTTCAGTTTCTGGACAAACAGTCACTGTTGGACTTCCAGATACAGTTAATATTACAACTTTACTTGATGTCCCAACTATTGAAGTTACTGATGTTAAAGCAAAGGATGGAACTACCTCAATTACAATTACTAATGGGACAGGTGCAGTAGGATTTGCTAATAGTGTTACTATCAGTGGAGACTTATATGTTCTTGGAACAGCTACTGAAGTCAACACATCAACATTGAAAGTTGAGGATACTTTAGTTGATTTAGGTCTTGTTAATGATAATGGTGTTCTTGTTCCCCCATCTTCAGATTTAAACCTTGATATTGGTATTTTACTTAATTGGTATAGTGGTTCTGCTAAGAAAGCATCACTGTATTGGGATGATAGTGCACAAAGAGTTGGTATTGCATCAGATGTAACTGAATCTACTGGAGTACTGACTGCAAATGCTTATGCTGCAGTTGAAATTGGAGCACTTTGGGTCACTGATTGTGCAGGAACTTCACAAGTCATTTCTTGCACTGGTGCAGAAAGATTCTTAAATAACATTACAGTCGATGCTGGAACTTTCTGATGAATGATATTGATTATCAAGCTTTGTTATCTGCATATCAAAAAAAAGTTTCTGAACTTTCTAATCAAGTTGTAGTTTATGAAGCTAAAATTAATTCTTTGTCATCTACTATAAGTGAATTGAATATTGAACTTGATAAACTAAAAAAATCCAAAACAAATGTAAAAAAGGAAAGTGATTTTTAATTATGGCACTTGGTCACTCACCACGAATAGTCACTGATGGAATGGTGCTGTATTTGGATGCAGCAAATCCAAAGAACTATAATCTCACAGAGGTTGAAGTTCTTGTGGTTGCTGGTGGTGGCGGAGGAGGATCCTTTAATGGTGGTGGTGGTGGTGCTGGCGGTTTAATATACAATAGAAACTTTGCCGTAACTCCTGGTTCTGCAATTACTGTAACTGTAGGTGCCGGTGGTATTGGTGATGGAAGACCAGGAAACGGTGCTACTGGTGCTAGTGGAGCAGTGGGAACTAATGGGGGAAATTCTGTATTTGGATCATTAACTGCTATTGGTGGTGGAGTTGGTGCATCTTATTCTGTAAGAACTTCTGGAGTATCTGGCGGATCTGGCGGGGGAAGTTGGGGGGCATTAAATTTTGCTAGTGGAACTGCTGGTCAAGGTAATGCTGGAGGAGGTGGATATCCTATAGGAAATAACTATACCGAAACTGCTGGAGGAGGTGGAGGTGCCGGAAGTAGTGGTGTTGATGGAGGAACATCTTCAAATCAACCTGGTGCTGGAGGACTTGGATTATTATTCAATATTAGTGGTAGTGTCCAATTTTATGCTGCTGGTGGTGGTGCTGGAGCAAATAGATTGGGTGGGTCTGCTTTAGGTGGGAGTGGGATAGGTGGAAATGGTGGCACCACATCATCATTAGCAGGTGTGGCAGGAGTTTCTAATACTGGTAGTGGAGGTGGTGGCGCTGCTTATAACGGGTTTCCGGGTTCATCTGCTGACGGTGGTGCAGGTGGTTCAGGAATAGTAATAGTAAGATATCAAGGACCGCAAAAGGCAATAGGTGGAACGGTAACATCAGTTGGTGGTTATACAATTCATACCTTTACAACTGTTGGTTCTACTACATTTACCCCATTAGTTGCCACAAATAACTCTGCAATTCTTGGACTTTCAGATTTTTCTGGTAGAGGTAACTTTGGAACTTCAGTAAATGGACCGACTTATAATAGTGCTAATGCTGGTTCTTTGAGTTTTGATGGGACTGATGATTATGTTACTACAGGATTTACTAGAGGAACTTTAGGAAATTACTTAACATTGATTACCTGGTATAAGTATACTGGAACTGCAGGAAGAACTTATTCTGCTATAATAGGAGGCAAAGAAGCAGCCACTGAATTTTTCATAGGAAAAAACACTGGCAATACAGATATTGGAGTACAAGATGGAAACTATTATAGTAATTTTGTAACTGGTAGTAATGCTTTTGATGGAAACTGGCATCAAATTGTATATTCTTACGATAATGGAACTGGAAAAATATATTTGGATGGCACATTAAAAAACACCAATTCTTTCAGTAAGTGTAATGATGCAGAAGAAATAATAATTGGAGGTGAAACTGAAAGTAGTGGTTTTTATTTTAATGGAAATATTTCTCAAGTTTCTTTTTATAATCGTGTTCTAACAGCAACAGAAATCCAACAAAACTTTAATGCTCTTAGAGGCAGATTTGGAATCTAAATAACAAAATAAAGAGAAACTGAAAGGGAATGGGAATATCTTATAATCCAAGAATAGTTACTGATGGTCTTGTATTAGCACTTGATGGTGCAAATTTAAAAAGTTATAGTCAAAATGTTTTTCCTTATCCACTAGATGGATATTCTTGGGGAACCAGTGGATATCAAATGACAGTATCTAGAGATACTTCAACTTCAAGTCCAGTTGGAAATTCTCCCTTAAAATTAGTAACATCAGGAACTTCTGCATATACTAATACATATAATTCACTCCCATTTACTTTATCTCCTGCTGCACAAGGACAAACTTGGACATTTAGTTTTTGGGTAAAAGGAAGTTCATCATTCTCAGCATCTATGCTAATATTTGAGTCTAACTCAAGTGGAAATTATACTGCATATGGACAACCTTATTATAGTGTAACTACAGAATGGACTCGTGTTTCTGGTAGTTATACTATGACACAAGCAACTACTGCTGGAGTACAAGTTAGAATAGATTGTTATGTTAATGGTGTGACACTATGGGTTGATGGATTTCAGTTAGAAAAAGCAAGTTCTGCATCTTCATTTAATTCTATATCAAATACAAATGGAACCACTTGGAGAGATTTGATTGGTAATGGGAATACAGGAACTCTTACAAATGGACCGACTTATAGTAGTGCTAATAATGGGTCTATTGTTTTTGATGGTGTTGATGATAGAATTGAATGTGGAACTTTCAGTGTTCCATATTTGACTGTTTCAACTTGGGTATATAAAACATCATCAGCAACTAATCAAGGAATTTGTAGAAAAGAAACTGGATGGGCAGTGTCGCAATATAATGGAACTTTACAAGTAGCACCAGGAACTAGTTGGACTTTTTATGATACTGGATATACAATTCCATTAAACACTTGGGTCAATATTGTTTATACTTATAGTGGTACTGGAACAACTGGTTCTCAAACTGTCTACATAAATGGTTCTAGTATATACAGCACTACTGCTGGTTCTGGTCCCATAACTGCAAATTCAAATGCAGTTAGAGTTGGATTTGACGATAATAATTGGTTTTGGGGTGGAAGAATATCAAACACACAAATATACAACAGAGCACTCTCGGCATCAGAAATCCAACAAAACTATAATGCTCTTAAAGGAAGATATGAAAAGGGAGGAATAAACAATCCATTCACCAGTCCAACAGAAGCAAGATTATTGGGTTACACAAGTGGAGACTATTACTTCAAATCTGGAAGTATGTCTTCTCCACAATTACTTGAATTCCAAAGAGATTATTATGAAAATAGAGGATGGGTTTGTGTCTTTAGGTCTCCATATCGTTCTACTGCAACTACCAATAAGATTGATTTGAATATTCCTATGGATGGTCTTTTGGTCCAAAGAGATACATTAGATTTAAGAGGAGCAGTGTATTGGTCAACTCCAATTACTTATAATACTGTTCTTGGGTCAGGAAATAATACTGCAGATAGTGGAACTGGATATGCAGGGTCTAATGCTCGTAGAGTTATGCTTGGAGGTGGTGGAGGTCATGGCATTTATCGTACAGATCAATCCCAATGTAATTGGGGAAATTCCACAGGTGCAATTGGTGCTGGTTGGGATGGTGTTAATTGCGGATCTTTCCCTAATGATTTAGTTTGGGGAACTGGAAATGCCAATCCAGCATATGAGAACAGAAGTGGCACTTGGTCTCACTGGATTACTTGGAGTTGAAATATAAATACCTAAAAAACTATGTACGAATCAAGAAACTTTGCAATCTTCTCAACAACAGAAATTGATAAGATTGATTTCTCTCAAGTATGCGAAACAAGTGCAGAAACTCTACGCAGATCGGTTTCTGGTACTAAAACTTTCGTAAAGTGGGATCAAGGACCTTATGACCCAACACCTTATGAAATTACAAACGCAGAGACAAACGAAATAGAAACAATCATACCACAAGAACCACAACCACCAAGTTTTATTAGTGAACTCACAACACTTGAAGGGATTTATAGTTACACAGAGATTTTAGAGATATTGAGTGGTGAGGAATGGGTGAGTATTATGGAGGGTATGTAAGGTGGGTGTTTATGGTGGACCTACTAATTCTTGGATAAATCTAAGTCCTTCTAATTCACTAAATGGTTTAGTGACTAGTGGATTAGTTCTTGCTCTTGATGCTGGTAGGACTTTAAGTTATCCTGGTTCTGGAACCACTTGGACTGATTTGAGTGGTAATGGTAATACAGGAACACTGACGAATGGACCGACTTATAGTAGTGCGAATTTTGGGTCTATTGTTTTTGATGGGGTTGATGATAAAGTATCAACAAACTATAAACCTTCTGGAGCAAGAAGTTATTTTATTTGGGTCAAATTTAGTTCTCTTACACATCCTTCTGGTTATCAACTGTCTGGAACTCAAGAAGTCAATGCCTATACTTACATAGGAATAGAAAATGGTGGTGGTGTATATTATTATGCTGGCGCAAATACTGGAGGAAACATTGGAAATCCAGTGACGGTTAATACTTGGGTAAATCTTGGATTTGTTTTGAATGCAGATGGTTCAAGAATTGTATATAAAAATGGAGTAAATATTCACTCTAATACTGGTGGTCTTGGCGGAACAGCAACACTAGAATTTTCAGTAGGTTGTATTAATAATAATTACCACGTAAATGGAAACATAGCACAAGTCTCAATATACAACAGAGCACTCTCCGCAGCAGAAATCCAACAAAACTTTAATGCCACTCGTTCAAGATTTGGAATCTAAACTCATCTAAATAATCAATAACTCTTATATAAGAGTTTCTAAGGTATATACCACCACTGAGGATGAATGAATACAAATCCTATAGTAAGAGTTAAACGTTCATTAGTTCAAGGCAAAGTACCTGAAATAACTCAACTTGGATTAGGTGAGTTAGCGATTAACCACTATGATGGAAAATTATTCATTCGTCAGGATACTCTTGGTGTTGGTATTGGAACTACTGTAGTTCAACTTGGAAATGTAGGACCTCAAGGGGCTCAAGGTTCTACAGGTGCTCAAGGTACTGCAGGAGCACAAGGAGTACAGGGAACTGCAGGAGCACAAGGAGCACAAGGAGCACAAGGAGCTCAAGGTGCTGTAGGAGCACAAGGTGCTCAAGGATTTCAAGGACCTCAAGGTGCTCAAGGAGCACAGGGAACTGCAGGAGCACAAGGTGCTCAAGGTACTGCAGGAGCACAAGGAGCACAGGGAACTGCAGGAGCACAAGGTGCACAGGGAACTGCAGGAGCACAAGGTGCTCAAGGATTTCAAGGACCTCAAGGTGCTCAAGGAGCACAAGGTACTGCAGGAGCTCAAGGTGCTCAAGGTACTGCAGGAGCACAAGGAGATCAAGGTGCTGTAGGAGCACAAGGTGCTCAAGGATTTCAAGGACCTCAAGGTGCTCAAGGAGCACAGGGAACTGCAGGAGCTCAAGGATTTCAAGGACCTCAAGGTGCTCAAGGAGCACAGGGAACTGCAGGAGCACAGGGAACTGCAGGAGCTCAAGGATTTCAAGGACCTCAAGGTGCTCAAGGAGCACAGGGAACTGCAGGAGCACAAGGAGCACAAGGAGCACAAGGAGCACAAGGAGCACAAGGAGCACAAGGAGCACAGGGAACTGCAGGAGCACAAGGAGCACAAGGAGCACAGGGAACTGCAGGAGCTCAAGGTGCTCAAGGTACTGCAGGATCTCAAGGAGCACAGGGAACTGCAGGAGCACAAGGTGCACAAGGAGTTACTGGTCCAGTAGCAGGTTCTGCAAATCAAGTAGTTTATAAAGATGCATCAAATATTGCAACAGGTTCAGGTAATTTAACTTTTGATGGTTCTAATCTTTATGTTGGAGGAAATATTACTGTCGGAGGAACTACAGCATTCCTTGCTGTAAATGAATTAAAAGTTACTGATAAAGATATTGTAGTTGGATATACAACTAATGTATCTGGTGTTGAAATTTCAAATGATACTACTGCAAGTAGTGGTGGTATTGCAGTTGCTTCTACAATAGGAAGTCCTCTTATTAGTATGAATTCTGGTGGAGAACTCACACCAGATACTTATAAGCAACTAATGTGGTTCAAGTCTGGTGCTTTTACTGGACTGAATACTGATGCTTGGATATTTAACTATGGCGTTGGTATTGGTTCAACTCAAATTCCTTATGGAGTGAGATTTGCTGCTGGTGGAATGCAAGTTACTGATACTACAATAACAACTCCACAACTCCAAGTAACTGGAATCTCAACCTTCACAAATGGTCCAGTACTGATTGGAAGTGGAACTTCTACAGGAACAGCATCACAACCACTTCAAGTTACTGGTGGTGCTTATGTTTCTGGTAATGTCGGTATAGGAACCACAAATCCACAAACAAAACTTCAAATTAATGGAGTGTTGGGATTTGGTGCGAATAATAACGCAAGAATTGGTGATAGTACTACTGGTGCTTCCATTACTAGTGGTACTAATAATATCTTTATTGGTGCTAATGCAGGAAACAGTAATAATACTGGAAGTTCTAATATATTCTTAGGTCAACTTGCGGGATTCTCCAACCAAGGTGGACTTAGTAATGTCTTCCTTGGTAGTTCGGCAGGATATACCAACACAGGAAGTTCTAATGTCTTCTTTGGAAGTAATGCAGGATTCAATAACAGCAGTGGAGGTTCTAATAGTTTTATTGGTGTTGCTGCTGGAATTAGTAACCAAACTGGAAGTAATAATATTTTCCTTGGACCCAGAAGTGGTATTTCAGCAGCGGCATCTTATAAAGTTATAATTGGTAGTGGATACCTCTCTAATTATTTTGACTCTCCCAATACTACTAAGGATACTCAATTTGCTGTTGGTGTAAGAACTGATGCTAATGCAAGTAAGTATTGGTTAGTTGGTGATGAGAACTTTAATATTGGTATAGGAACCACAAATCCAGGAGCAGGAATTAAACTTGATGTTGTTGGTGGAGAAATCAAGGCAGGTAGAATTGATACATTTAATGAAGGTGGTCAGTTAAGTTTTGGTAGAGCAACTGATAATGCAACTGCTTGGTATATTGATGTTTATGGAAATACTTCAACACCAAATCTTCGTTTTGTTGATGTTAGTAATGCGGCAGTAAGAGCTCAAATTGATGGTTCTGGAAACTTTGTTTTTGAGAGTCCTATTGAATTAAATTCTACATTAAGGGACATTTATAATAATGTAGGTCTTGCTGGATCAGTTTTAAGTTCTACTGGTTCTGGTGTAAGTTGGATACCTGCTGCATCAGGTGCTCAAGGTGCAACAGGAGCTCAAGGTGCAAGAGGACCACAGGGACCTCAAGGTGCTCAAGGTGCTACAGGAGCTACAGGAGCACAAGGAGCACAAGGTTCTATAGGACCTCAAGGATCACAAGGAACTACAGGAGCACAAGGTGCTCAAGGTACTCAAGGTACTGCAGGAGCACAGGGTGCTACAGGATCTACAGGTGCTCAAGGATCTGCAGGAGCACAGGGAGCTACAGGATCTACAGGTGCTCAAGGATCTGCAGGTGCTCAAGGTGCTACAGGAGCTACAGGAGCACAAGGAGCACAAGGTTCTATAGGACCTCAAGGATCACAAGGAACTACAGGAGCACAAGGTGCACAAGGAGCTGCAGGTGCACAGGGAGCTACAGGATCTACAGGAGCTCAAGGTGCTACAGGATCTACAGGAGCTCAAGGTGCTACAGGATCTACAGGTGCTCAAGGATCTGCAGGAGCACAGGGTGCTACAGGATCTACAGGTGCTCAAGGATCTGCAGGAGCACAGGGTGCTACAGGATCTACAGGTGCTCAAGGATCTGCAGGAGCACAGGGTGCTACAGGATCTACAGGTGCTCAAGGATCTGCAGGAGCACAGGGTGCTACAGGATCTACAGGTGCTCAAGGATCTGCAGGTGCTCAAGGTGCTGCAGGAGCACAAGGAACTGCAGGTGCTCAAGGAGCTAGAGGACCTCAAGGACCACAAGGAGCACAAGGTTCTGCAGGTGCACAAGGAGCTGCAGGTGCACAGGGAGCTACAGGATCTACAGGAGCTCAAGGTGCTACAGGATCTACAGGAGCTCAAGGTGCTACAGGATCTACAGGAGCACAGGGTGCTCAAGGAACTGCAGGAGCACAAGGTGCAAGTGATGGTGGATTTACTGTTTTCAATAATACTACTCAGAACTCTAATTGGTATGTTGGCATTCTTTCTGTAACATCTGGAATTGCCAAAACTGCTCATGTTTCTTCAACAAAACTTCAATTCAATCCTTCTACTGGGGCACTTGGAATTGGTACTATTATTGATATCGTTCCTTATGATACTTTAAATTCAGGAACACTTTCTTGGGAAGGTTCTGCTGGACAACTCTTCAGTATTACAAATAATCTAACTACTGGATCTATCTTCTCAGTTAATGATGTTTCTGGTATTCCAAGTATTGATGTAGATGCTGACGGAACAATTGAACTTGGACCTTATGGTGGTAATATTGGAGTTGGAACCACAGGGCCAACACAAAAATTACATGTTCAAGGTAATGTAAGAATTACTGGTGGAATTTATGATTCAAGCAATAGTGTAGGTTCTGCAAGTTCAGTATTAAGTTCTACTGGAGTAGGATTGAGGTGGGTTACGCCAAACTCAGGACCTCAAGGTGCACAGGGTGCTGCAGGAGCACAAGGTGCTACAGGATCTACAGGTGCACAGGGAGCTACAGGATCTACAGGTGCACAAGGTGCTACAGGATCTACAGGCGCACAGGGATCTACAGGATCTACAGGAGCACAAGGATCTGCAGGAGCACAAGGATCTGCAGGAGCACAGGGATCTACAGGATCTACAGGAGCACAGGGTGCTGCAGGTGCACAGGGAGCCACAGGATCTACAGGTGCTCAAGGTGCTGCAGGTGCTCAAGGTGCTACAGGATCTACAGGTGCTCAAGGTGCTGCAGGAGCACAAGGAACTGCAGGTGCTCAAGGAGCTAGAGGACCTCAAGGACCTCAAGGAGCACAGGGTGCTACAGGATCTACAGGAGCACAGGGTGCTGCAGGTGCACAAGGTGCTACAGGATCTACAGGTGCACAAGGAGCTGCAGGAGCACAAGGTGCTACAGGATCTACAGGAGCACAGGGTGCTGCAGGTGCACAGGGAGCCACAGGATCTACAGGTGCTCAAGGTACTGCAGGTGCTCAAGGTGCTACAGGATCTACAGGTGCTCAAGGTGCTACAGGATCTACAGGAGCACAGGGTGCTGCAGGTGCACAGGGAGCTACAGGATCTACAGGTGCTCAAGGAACTGCAGGTGCACAGGGTGCTGCAGGAGCACAAGGATCTGCAGGTGCACAAGGTGCTGCAGGTGCTCAAGGTGCAAGAGGTGGTTCTGATTGGACACCAAACCTAACAAACATCACTCAGTCCACAACAGATTCTTCAACATTCACCAAAACTGGTGGAGCTGCAAGTACTTGGGATTCTCAGGTATATTCATCTCAAGGTTATGTGAGGGGAGCATTTGCATCTGCAAGAATATCCTCAACAACTGGATTTGCAATGTTTGGTCTCAATACAGACCCAACAACAAATGCAAGTTATGCTTCAATTGATTATGCTTTCTATTTTGATAGTGGAACAGTAAACATTTATGAGAGTAATGTTCCAATAGTAGGTTCTTATGGAACTTATACCACAGGTGATACTGCTTATGTCATTTATGATGGTGCAAATGTAAGGTACTATTTAAATGGAACTCTCTTGAGAACTGTTGCAAGAGCAATTGGAAGTGCTCTTTATCTTGATAGTTCCATTTATACATCCGGCCTTGCATTCAACCAACTCTCCTTTGGTCCTATGGGCGAGATTGGACCTCAAGGTGCACAAGGAGCTACAGGATCTACAGGAGCACAGGGTGCTGCAGGAGCACAAGGAACTGCAGGTGCACAGGGAGCTACAGGATCTACAGGAGCTCAAGGTGCTACAGGATCTACAGGAGCTCAAGGTGCTACAGGATCTACAGGTGCTCAAGGTGCTACAGGATCTACAGGTGCACAAGGTGCTGCAGGATCTACAGGTGCACAAGGTGCTGCAGGTGCACAGGGAGCTACAGGATCTACAGGTGCTCAAGGTACTGCAGGTGCTCAAGGTACTGCAGGTGCACAAGGTGCTACAGGATCTACAGGTGCACAAGGAACTGCAGGTGCTCAAGGAACTGCAGGTGCACAAGGTGCTACAGGATCTACAGGTGCACAAGGAACTGCAGGTGCTCAAGGAACTGCAGGTGCACAAGGAACTGTAGGAGCACAAGGAACTGCAGGTGCACAAGGAGCTAGAGGACCTCAAGGACCACAAGGAGCACAGGGTGCTGCAGGTGCTCAAGGAACTGCAGGAGCACAAGGAACTGCAGGAGCACAAGGAACTGCAGGTGCACAAGGAGCTAGAGGACCTCAAGGACCACAAGGAGCACAGGGTGCTGCAGGTGCTCAAGGAACTGCAGGTGCACAAGGAACTGCAGGTGCACAAGGAGCTAGAGGACCTCAAGGTGCACAAGGATCTGCAGGAGCACAAGGTTCTGCAGGTGCTCAAGGTGCTCAAGGAACTCCAGGTGCACAGGGAGCTGCAGGACCATCAACTTTAATTAATGCTACAAACACAACAACAAATGCTACATTTTATCCAGTATTTGTTGCAGCAGCAGGTTCAAACCAAACTGCAAGTGTTAGAACTACAGCAACTGCATTTACATTTAATGCAAGTACAGGTGACTTAACTGTTGGTGGAACTATAACTGCAAACTCTGATGAAAGATTAAAAACTAACATTCATACTATTGAAAATGCACTTGAAAAAGTTCTTAATCTTAGAGGTGTAGAATATGATCGTATTGATACTAAGGTTCATACTATTGGTTTGATTGCACAAGAGTTAGAAACAGTATATCCAGAACTTGTTATAGAAAGTAATGGATACAAATCAGTTGCTTATGGAAACCTTGTTGGATTACTCATAGAAGCAATTAAAGAGCAACAAGTTCAAATTGAAAATTTAAGCAACATTATAAATAATTCCAAATTGTTAGGATAAAAAAATGGCTGTTTTGGGTGCAAATGGTGGAAATTTTCTTGGTAGTGAACCAACTATTAGTGCAAACCAAACACTTACCACCACCTACAATTGGTTAACTGTGGGACCAACCACAATAAATAGTGGAATCACAGTCACTATAAATACTGGTGCTCGTTGGGTTATTGTTTAATTGAGGAATTATGATTAATACAAGAATAATTTATCCAAATGATGAAGGTGGCGTTTCTGTAATAATTCCTACTATGGAATGTCTCTCACTTGAAAAATTAATTGAAAGTGTACCAGAAGGAAAACCATATCAAGTTGTTGATGTTTCGGAAATTCCTAATGATAGAACTTACAGAAATGCTTGGACTTATGAGGAGGTTTGAAAATGCCTATTGGAATTAATGTAGATAAAGCAAAAGAAATTCACAAAGATATAATTCGTGAAGTGAGAAATCCTTTACTTGAGCAAAAGGATGTAGAGTTTATGAAAGCACTTGAAGTAGGAGATTCTGCTAAAGTTGCAGAAGTTACTACAGAAAAACAAGCACTCAGAGATGTGACTACTATTGTGAATAATGTAGAACCAACAGCAACTGATGTTCTTGGTGTAACTGCAGAACTCAAGCAAGTTTGGGATGAAAATGTTTTAGGTCCAAATCCACTGGTATAAACTATGAGTACTTTAAGTGTAGGTACAATTCAAAGTAACACTACTTCTCCACCAACTATCAATAATAGTGCTGGAACTGCAATTGGAACTTTTTGCAGAGCCTGGGTGAACTTTAATGGTACTGGTACTGTTGCTATTCGTGCTTCTTTTAATGTAACTTCTATTACTGATAATAATACTGGTGATTATACTGTGAACTTTACGACTGCGATGCCTGATGCAAATTATGCAGTTGCTTGGTCTTTTGGGGGAACGGGAGGCCTGTTAACGGGCAGAACGTTGGATGATACAACTGCCAGAACTACATTATTGGTGAGGGTTGTAACAGCAAATCTTTCTGGTACTTCTACTGATGGTGCTCAAGTCAACATCACAGTTTTCCGTTAAGAACCCCCCATAAAAGACATTATATACCTCACAAAATCTCCACATTTCCAGAAACAGTAATTTATCCACCACCACAAAATGGCAATCACAGTTTCAGGACCAACTATAATTTTTGATGATACTAGTGTTGCACAAGCAAGTCTTTATAATGAAACTTTTGGTACTGGAGTTTTTCCTGAAGGTGGCACAAGTCTCACTATTTCAGGAGGAACAGCATTTAAGTCAAGTGCTACTGGTGGTGCTGGGCATATAGCAACTGTTGTGGGAGTAAAAACAGATGCTTCTGTGATACTTGAAACACCTCAAAGTGGAAGTGTAACTGTAAATCCAATTGTATCTGGAGTTTATGTTTTTGCTATTGGAGGTGGAGGAGGTGGTGCTGGGACATCTCCTCTAGCTCGTACTGTTGGGTCAAATGGAACTCCATCATTTTTCTCAACTGTTATTGGAAATTCTGGAACTGGAGGTTCTCCAGGAGGAGGAACTGGTGGAGGAACTGGTGGAACTGCAACTGGAGGAACAACAAATACATCAGGAACTACAGCAGCATCTAGACCTGGAACTGGAAATGGTGGCAATGCTGGAGGATTTCCTGGTGTAGTATCAGGAGCAGGTGGGGCTGGTGCAGGACCTGGAAGTCCTGGAGCAACCCCATTTCCAGGGCCTGGTGTTGCTGGTGAACCTGCTGGTGGAGGAGGTGGAGGGTCATGGACTGGATTGACTGGTGGTGCTGGTGGAGGTGGAGGAGGACGTGCAATTCACACAAGACTTACTATAACTGGAGGTTCTCCATATCCATATCAAGTTGGTGCTCCTGGTGCTGGGGGAGTTGGTCCTTCTGCTACAGGTGGTGCAGGAGGAAGGGGATATTTGAGATTTGTTTTATATGATTGATTCAAAATAAATAGTTCAAATGACTTGATTTTTTTATGGCATTTCAGACAGTATGGTATGATACTAATTTACCTCAAGATATTATAAGTATTTTAGAAAAAGATTTAAAAGTTTTTGAAAATAATTTTGATGATTCTGCGGTTGGATATGGTGGACAGGGAGAAGTAAATAAGGACATTAGAAATAGTAAAAATGTATGGATTCCTACTACACACTGGATTGGTGGGTTTCTTTGGCATTATGCTACAAGAGCAAATAGAGAAAATTTTCTTTATGATTTAACTTGTATTGATGGTGAAAGTCTACAATATACAAGATACTCAGAAGGTGAATTTTATAATTGGCATACTGATTCAGGTATAGATGTTTGTTATAAACCACAAAATATTACAACTTCTTGTGTTAATGACCCACAAGATTTTATTGCAACAAATGTAGAATATGTGAGAAAACTTTCTTTTACTTTACAACTTTCAAATTTTGATGAATATACTGGAGGTGAAGTCCAGTTTCTTGATAGTTCTGGGAAACCTTATTTTATGCCAAAGCAAAAAGGGACTATTGCATTTTTTGATTCAAGAACTCCACATAGAGTAAAGAAAGTAAAATCTGGAGTAAGAAAATCTTTAGTTGGGTGGACAATTGGGCCTCGGTGGAAGTGATGGAAAGAGAATATCCACAAAAACAAACCTTACCAACCTATCAGATGACTAATCATCAGTCATTTGAAAAAAATGGATATCTTTTTGTTCCAGGTATGGTAACAAATCCAGAAATGATTTTTTGCCCAGTTCCAAAAGAAAGAGGGCAAATTAATTATCTTGGAAAAAATAAATCTAATTATGAACCAGAAGAAAAACAAGTTCAAGGTTCATTATCAAGATATAATTTTCCTCCATATAAAGAACTTCATTATCTTATCAAAAAAGAAGTAGAAGATACTTTAGGTATTGATTTATATTCTACTTATTATTTTGATAGATTTTATTTTACTGGGCAAGGACTAAAAAGACATAGTGATAGACCTTCCTGTGAAGTGAGTGTTACTCTTCAAATCAGTACAAATAGAAAAGAACCTTGGCCTATTTGGTTTGAGACACCCAATAGTAATGAAAGCTTTGTAAATATGAAAAATGGTGATGCCGTGATTTATAAAGGATGTGAAAGAGAGCACTGGAGGTATCCTTTAGAATCAAAATATAATAGGATTCAAAGAGTGTTTAAAAAAGATGATACATATCATCATCAAATCTTTTTTCATTATGTGAATGCAAATGGACCTTATCTTCCCTTTGCATTTGATAGAACTTGATAAATAACTAAAAAGATTATAAAGATATGAGTACTTTAGCTGTAAATAAAGCAACTGATGTAGTAGGGACTTCTTTTTATGAACTAATGAGACTTGAAGCAGTAAAATCTGCTACTGGCACCGCAGTTGAATTCACAAGCATCCCAAGTTGGGTAAAGAGAATTACTTTTATGCTTAATGGTGTAAGTACAAACAGTACATCACCTATGCAAATACAACTTGGTGACTCTGGAGGATATGAGACTAGTGGTTACAATGGATCGAATCATGTTTTTGTAGGTGGAATTGCTAGTGTAACATTGGCTTCAGCTTTTCTTTTAACCCTCAATACAAGTTACCAGGCTGCAGCTAACCTATATTCAGGTAGTTGCATCTTGACCTTGATAGATGCTAGCACAAACACTTGGTCTATGTTTGGTAGTATTAGCGGCCACACCAGCTCTATAGGATATCTAACCTCAGGGTCTAAATCTCTTTCTGCCACCCTCGACAGAATCCGCATCACCATGGCTAACGGAACTGATACATTTGATTTAGGAAGTGTCAGTGTCTTATTAGAAGGACATAATGCATGAGTACTTGACAAGTATCTAAAATCTACCTATAATCACTCTGTTAGGGTTGAAGGATAGGTAATACTTAACTCCTATAGGACACTTTGGGAACTGGTCCATACAGACCTCCAGTTCCCTTTTTTTGTGCTATCCTATAAGGACAGTAAAGAAATCCCACATGTCAGTCAATCTTGAAGTTAAAGGTTCTCTTGCCAAATGTCTGGCAACTGAGAACCTTATCATTGAACACAAGAAAGTTCCTACTGCGTGCTTTGATGTTGATCGTAGGGTTCTTGTTCTTCCTTTATGGGATAAAGCATCTGCAACTGTTTATGATCTTCTTGTAGGTCATGAAGTGGGACATGCACTCTTTACTGATAATATTGATTGGACAAAAGAGTATGCTGATGTTCCTAAGGACTTTATCAATGTAATTGAAGATGTTCGTGTAGAACGTTTGATGAAGAAAAAGTATCCTGGTCTTTCTAAGACATTTTACAATGGATATAATGAACTGAATAATGATGATTTCTTCTCAGTGAAGGATGAGAATCTTGATAATCTTACCTTTATTGATCGCATCAATATGTATTTTAAGATTGGTGCATTTCACAATATTGCTTTCTCTGATGAAGAGAATGAGTTTGTGACTCGTATCAGTCAACTGGAAACTTTCCAAGAAGTTCTTGATATTGCTCGTGAGATTGTTCAGTTCTTGAACTACAAGAAAAAACAACTCACTGAGATGCCTGAAATTGTTCAAAATCAAGGACAAAGTGGAGAAGAAGTAGATCTTCCTGAGAATGCTGAACAAAATACTCAAGATTCTATGGATATTGAACAAGAATCAGAGGAATCTTCTAAGTCTCAACAAGAATCACAGGGTGAAAATCCTATTACTATGGAGCAAGAAACTCCTGCTGGTGGTGGACGTGAACCCAGCAATGAGCATGGTGAGTTTGAATCCAAGACTTCACAATCCTTTGAGGAAAAGGCACAGGATTTGACCAACAAGTATGGTCAAGAGACTAACTATGTGGAACTTCCTGAAATTATTCTTGAGAATGTGATTATTCCTAATGATTTCATTCATCAGAAAACTGAAGAATATTATCAAAGTCATTCTGGTTGGATGAAGGATTGGTATCAGAATGTTCTGGTAGAATACAATTCTTACAAGAAATCTGCAGAGAAAGAAGTTTCTTATCTGGTTAAGGAGTTTGAATGTAAGAAATCAGCAGACCAATATGCTCGTTCTTCTACTGCACGTACTGGTGTACTTGACACATCCAAACTTCATACTTACAAATTCAATGAAGATTTGTTCAAAAAAGTGTCAGTAATTCCTGATGGTAAGAATCATGGTCTTATCTTTATTCTTGACTGGTCTGGTTCAATGTCCCATTGGATGTTGGATACTTGTAAGCAACTGTTTAATTTGATTTGGTTTTGTAAAAAGGTCAACATTCCCTTTGAAGTTTATGCTTTCACTGTGGATTGCAATGCTTATGTTGAATTGCAGCCAAATCATCCTCCTATCTACAAGAAAGTAGGAGGTGTTATTGCACCAGAACAGTCATTTAGACTGATGAACTTCTTTACCAGTAAGAGTAATTCTCGTGAATTGGATGCTCAAATGAAGCACATCTGGGCAGCATGTTGGGCATTTCAGAAAGGTAATGGTTGTGCTCCTCGTCATCTTGACTTGTCTGGTTCTCCTATTGGTGATACAATGCTTGCATTGCATTCGCTGATTCCTGACTTTCAAAAGAAAAACAAACTTCAAAAGGTGAATGTTGTTTTCCTGACTGATGGTGAGGGTTATGTGAATGCAACTACCATCAAGAAAAAGAATAATAGTGGTGAGGAATATGTTAGCCTCACTAAAGCATTTAACACTACTGTTCGTAACAGGACTAATGGTAGAATCTATTCTTCCTATAACTATGGAAACTTCCCACAGTATTCCAAAGTTCTTCTTTCTACTCTGAAAGATAGGTTTTCTACTGTAAACTTCATCAACTTTAGGGTTGTTCCTGGTAGGGATTTCAAGACTTGCTATGATTGGTATGGCAAGGAATTTGGTGATTATGAGAAAGTAAAGTCAATTTACAAGAAAGAACAATTCATCACATTCACTGGAACTGGTTATGATCAATTCCATGTAATTCCCACTACTTCACTTTCGCAAGATGAAAAGTTTGAAGTTGAGGAAGGTGCAACCAAAGCACAAATTAAATCAGCATTTGCTAAAATGTTGAATAAAAAGAAGACAAATAAGAAACTTTTGTCCTCTTTTGTTGATATGATTGCTTGATGTGCCAGTTTGGGAACTGTCTACTAAGTGGTTCCCAAACCTCAAATCCATGCTATCATTACAAAGTAATCAACCCAAGACCATGCAGGAACAACTTATTAGTTTGCTAAAGGAACAATTTGGTACTGAAATTGATGCTAATGCAGTCAAATCAGTGGCAAATCAAATGAACACTAGTTATGCTACAGCATCGAAGTATCTGCAAGCATATAAAACTAGTCGTGGTAAATGGAATCTGGAGGCAACAGTAAAAGAACTGGAAGACACCTATAACTCTCCTGCTGCAGAAGGAAAAGATACCATTTCTTCCCTTTTGTCAGTTGTCCAAAACCTCATTCCTAAGAAAGATGATACCTTCGTCAGCTTTGGTAACTTTAGTGATATTAAAAAAGTTGTTTCCTCTGGTCTATTCTATCCCACTTTTATTACTGGTCTTTCTGGTAATGGTAAAACCTTTGGTGTAGAGCAAACATGTGCACAGTTGGGTCGTGAACTGATTCGTGTCAATATTACTATTGAAACTGATGAGGATGACCTAATTGGTGGTTTTCGTCTTGTCAATGGCGAAACTGTATGGCACAATGGTCCTGTGGTTGAAGCAATGGAGCGTGGTGCAATTCTTCTTCTTGATGAGATTGACCTTGCTTCCAATAAAATCATGTGTCTTCAGTCAATTTTGGAGGGTAAGGGTGTCTTCCTGAAGAAAATTGGTAAGCATGTTACCCCTAAACAAGGGTTCAATGTGTTTGCTACTGCTAATACTAAAGGTAAAGGTTCTGATGATGGTAGGTTCATTGGCACCAATGTGCTCAATGAGGCATTTCTTGAGAGGTTCCCTATTACCTTTGAGCAAGAGTATCCTACCATTAATGTTGAGACAAAAATCTTGACAAAAGTAGCAGAATCACTTAGTATTCCTATGGTTGGAGAGCACACTGATTTTATTAAACATCTGTGCACTTGGTCTGAGATTATTCGTAAGACCTTTGCAGATGGTGGTATTGATGAAGTCATTTCCACTCGTCGTCTTGTTCACATCATCAAAGCATATTCCATCTTTGGAAAAAAAGATAAGGCAATCAAAGTTTGTCTCAATCGCTTTGATGATGAAACTAAAACAACTTTTGTTGAATTGTATGACAAGATTGATGCTGAGTTTCAGCAACAGGAAGGGGAGTAATCCCTTTCCTAAATACATAACATCACCCCTATAATTATAAACTCCTATGACTTCCCTTTTTCTCGAAAAAGATGCTGATACCATCTATGATGAATTAGAGGATAATAAATCAGAAGACATGGAAGATGAATATAGAGAGGATAGGATGGAACAAATGATTTCCAGATATGGTTATTGAGGAGGTTTACTGTGATTCAAAACATAAAGGAAATCATTTATACAGAGCATCATCAGGAGCTCAAAGAGTTTGCAGAATATCTTGGTGTTGATTACGAAGATTACTTAGAATTTCTGCATCCTGATGTTGACTTTGATGATGTTTCAATGTAAGATGTAGGGGTGGAAGGTTGCCCCACAGAGAGTGAAGCCAAAGGGTAAGGCACGTGGACAACACATTCAGTAGTTGGTTCGAATCCAACCACTCTCTACTTATGGGCATCAAAGGTCCAAACTTTGAATAAGTCCCACCCCCTCCATGCCTCTTAACAATGCACAAACAGGAGGGACTATGCCCCGTTAGCTCAGGAGACAGAGCAATTCTCTTCTAAAGAATCGGTCGTGGGTGCAAATCCTACACGGGGTGTTTGTTTTGAACCTATTTCTTCATTTAGTGATGATATAATGATAAGTGTGATAAACTCAAGAGAAAATCTAATGGCACTTTGTCCAAACTGCCATTGGGAATATGATCACAATTTACTAGATTAATTATGAAATCAAAAGATTGGTGGGTAAGTCAGAATGAAGAGTGGGCAGTAATTCCTTATTGTAATAAGTATATGTTGATATATAAAGGACAGCAAATATCAGTTCACAATACAATAGAAACTGCCAAAAAAATTGCACTGAAGGAGTCTAAAAAGAAATGAGTATCTTGAGCATTGAAAGTATTAGTCTTGATGATGATGGATCTGTTTATGTAACTGCTGTAGTTGAAGATGCAGTTGAAACTTATGCGCCAACTTTCTATGATCCTGCTGAGTATGGTCCTGGATTGTGTGAGGCAAGTTTTACTTTTGAGGAAGAACAAACTTTTCCAGATAATGATGAAGAACTAATTAAACTTCTGGAAGAACTTGACTTAGAGTGGAATTTGGTGGATAATAGTGATTACTACCTTGATTGAATATGACTAAAAGAGTTCTTATTACTGGTGGTGCAGGATTTATTGCTCACCACCTTATTGGATACATTCTCAAAGAAACTGACTGGGATGTTGTAACTCTAGACAGACTTGACTATAGTGGAAATCTTAATAGATTGAATGACATTCTTTCTGATTTTACAGCAGATGATCGTAAACGTGTAAAAGTTGTATTCCATGACCTTAAAGCAGAACTCAATCCTCTCATTAAATCAGAAATTGGTAAAGTTGATTACATTCTTCATCTTGCTGCTGGTTCTCATGTAGATCGCAGTATTGAGTATCCTATGGAGTTTGTTCTTGATAATGTTGTGGCAACCTGTAACATTCTAGAGTTTGCAAGAACACAGAAAGACAACCTAGAAAGATTCATTTACTTCAGCACTGATGAAGTATTTGGTCCTGCTCCAGATGGAATCAAATACAAAGAGAATGATAGATATAATTCTACTAACCCATACAGTGCAACCAAGGCAGGAGGTGAAGAACTTGCTGTAGCATATGAGAATACTTATGGACTTCCCATTTATATTACTCATACTATGAATGTATTTGGAGAGCGTCAGCATCCAGAGAAGTACATTCCTATGTGCATCAAGAAGTCTAGAGATGGTGAAAAAGTAACCATTCATAGTGACTCAACTTGTACAATTCCTGGGTCTAGACATTACATCCATGCTGAGGATGTTGCTAGTGCAATTCTATTCCTTCTGAACTATCAAGGTAGTCTTGAATATACCTATGGTGGTGCTAAGTGTCCTAAATTCAACATTGTTGGTTCAGAAGAACTAAACAACCTTGAACTTGCACAAATCATTGCAGAGGCACAAGGCAAAGAACTTAATTATGAATTGATTGACTTCCATTCCTCACGACCAGGACATGACCTTAGGTATGCACTTGATGGTGATAAGATGAGAGAAATGGGTTGGGAACCTGCCAAGTCAGTTAGAGAAAGAATTGCAGATGTAACTAATTGGACCTTGGAAAATGAAAGGTGGATTACAATTTAACTAGATAGTAAATAAATTTTGGAGGTGTATGACTCCTCTATTTCTCACAACAATTATATCTTGCACACAAGCAGTTGGAATAATACACAAACTTACAAATGTTGTGGGATTAACTGAAATTCAGAAAAAAGAAATTTTAGTTGAGATCAAAAAAATTATTCCATCCTGTCCAGTAAAAATAGAAAATAAATGAACACCTACTATTACACACT